ACGAACCCAGATCGAGAGAGTTATAAAAATTCCGAGGATATTCAAAAACCCCCAATACCCCAAGTGCTCATATAAAAAAATTCCCAATATAAAAAATTGTTAAAAACCCCTTTGCAATATATACTTTTGAATGATATAATAAAGCTTATGAGATTGGAACTAGATGAATACGAGAAGGACGCACTGGTCGAGACAATCCAGTATCGTATCGAGAACGACGAACACCTTCTGATAAACGCCTCAGTAAAAGATGATCTCGAAGACCTTATAAACAAATTCTTAGAAGATGAATACGTATAACATTTCACTGAACAAGAGAGTAGTACTGAAAAATGTACCAGAGGGCAACTTAGAGATGCGTAAAGAGCAGATTGCAGACATCTTATGGATGGGAAACAAGAGTCCTGGTAACAAAGACGACATCAAAAAGAGTTTAAACATCACTCTAAATACATAACCATTGCAATTATTTGATTGAAGTGGTATAATAACCTTATAGTATTCCAGAGATTATGGCAAAAGGATTTACAGTCAAGAGTACTGCACCAAAGAAGAGTGCAGACGACTTTGACTTAGCAGCAGCAAAAGAGTTATTGAAGGGAAAAACTATTGTATTCTGTCTACCTGGACGAGGAGTATCGTATATTTTTCTAAAAGCATTTGTACAGTTATGCTTTGATATCGTTCAGGGTGGTGGTGCTATACAGATATCTCAAGATTATAGTAGTATGGTTAACTTTGCACGTTGTAAGTGCTTGGGTGCGAATGTTCTTCGAGGCCCTGACCAACTACCTTGGGATGGAAAACTTAAGTATGACTATCAATTATGGATAGACAGCGACATTGTATTCAATACCGAGCAGTTCTACCGTCTTCTATGGATGCAGAAGGACATTGCAGCAGGTTGGTATTGTACAGAGGATGGTAAGACTACTTCAGTGGCACATTGGTTAGAGGAAGACGATTTCCGTACTAATGGCGGTGTGATGAACCATGAGACCTTAGAGTCGATTAGCAAAAGACGGAAACCTTTTACAGTGGATTACTCTGGATTTGGTTGGTTGCTTATAAAGAAAGGTGTATTCGAGCACGAAGGTCTTAAGTATCCTTGGTTTGCTCCGAAGATGCAAGTCTTTGAATCTGGTGAGGTTCAGGATATGTGCGGAGAGGATGTATCTTTCTGTTTAGATGCTATTGAAGCAGGTTTTGAGATCTGGTGTGATCCTAAGATCCGTGTGGGACATGAAAAGACCCGAATCATCTAAAAAATCGCCGTAAAAGTTAAGGGGCGTGAAAAATCGCCCCGTTAAAGTATAAACTAAAAGGAGAAAAACACTATGGGTATGAGAAGTCTGGTTGGTGATACACAAGTAGAAGCCAAACCGAAGAAGTCAAGACAAGGAAGAGGAAAGCACTCTAAGTACTCTGCAACGAGTCGAAACGGTGCCAAGAAACGCTATAGAGGTCAAGGGAGGTAAACACCTCCCTTTTTTATGCAATAAATAGTTTCTAACTATAATGGGGAATAAAATGGTGATTGATGTAGATCGTGACCGTAATTTTATGATTGAAGAGCACGGAACTAATAAATTAGTTACTGATTATCCTCGTAAAAAGAGGATTTTACAGGAAGTTACTCATGATGATGCCCCCGATTACGAGGGAGAAGTCGAAATTTATGAAAAACCATTATAGATATACTGTAAGTGTGTTAAATTGAATGCCTGTCAAGAGATCTCGTTCATTTAAGGATATTAGTCTATCATTTTCTAAACATCCAGTAACGAATGACATAATTGCACTCAAAAATGAAGATGCAATTAAAAAATCAGTCGTAAATCTATGTCGTACTCGACTAGACGAGAGGTTTTTTAATGAATTATTGGGAACTTCAATCGAAGATACACTATTTGAGGTAGTAGGACCAGATATTGGTGCTTCATTAGAAGAAGAAATATCAACATTACTATCAAACTTTGAACCAAGAATAGATTTAACTGATGTTTCTATCGATACAGAGTCTGACTACAATGGTTTATACATTACTATTCGTTATAATATTGTAGGAGTACCACTTCCAGTACAAACTATAGAATTTTTACTACAACCTAATAGGATATAATGTCATTTAATCAGTTTACTAACTTAGATTTCATAGATTTACGTGATCAGATTAAGGATTATCTGAGAGCTAACTCTAATTTTACTGATTTTGACTATGAGGGATCTAACTTTTCTATATTAATCGATACTTTAGCATATAATTCTTACATTACTGCCTACAATACTAACATGGCAGTTAATGAATCGTTCATTGATAGTGCCACTTTAAGGGAAAATGTGGTATCTTTAGCAAGAAATATTGGATATGTCCCACGATCAAAGACATCTGCAACGGCAAATATTAGTTTTACAGTCGATTTGAACGATTATATAGCAGAAGTTGGACTAGTTAACATACCAAAATTAGTAAAATTAAAGGCAGGACTAGTTGCAAAGGGTACTGTTACGAATGGAGACTATATTTTTTCAGTTCCTGACGATGTTGCTGTTAATGTTGGTGGAGATGGCATAGCAAGATTCACAAGTATACCAATTAGTGAAGGAACTTTACTTACAAAGACATTTACAGTTGATGATTCACAGAAAGATGCCAAATATGTGCTTCCAAATGCCAATATTGACACATCTTCTATCAGAGTTACAGTAACAAGTCCACTTGGGACAAGTGAAATTTACAATCGTTATGATAATATCTTCGATGTTGATTCAGATTCAAGGTTATTCTTAGTACAAGAGATACTTGATGAGAGATATCAACTACTATTTGGTGATAATGTTCTAGGTAAGAAACCTGAGAATGGAAGTGTTATAAGTGTTACTTATATTGTGACAAGTGGAGAAGAAGGAAATGGTAGTGCTAATTTCACATTCAATGGTAGATTAACCTATACATTAGCAGGATCAGAGAAGGATATTACCACAGGAACATCTCTTATAACCACTGTACAATCGTCTGAGAACGGTTCAGATATAGAATCCATAGATTCTATCAAATACCTTGCTCCGAGGGTCTATGCGTCTCAGCAGAGGGCAGTGACGGCCAATGATTATATGAGTTTAATACCATCTTTATTCTCGAATGTTGAATCTGTTTCTGCATATGGTGGAGAAGAATTAGATCCACCAGAATATGGAAAGGTTTATATTACAATTAAACCACAAAATGGTGAATTTATATCAGATGTATCAAAAACATCAATTAAGTCTGGATTAAAAAAATATACTGTTGCTGGAATTAAACAAGAATTCCTTGATTTGAAATATCTCTATGTTGAGTATGAAAGCACTGTTTCTTATGATCCAGGATTTGCGGAGACAAAGGAAGGATTAAGATCAAGTATTCTTAATGCAATATCTACATATGCTAAATCCAGTGATATTAATCAATTTGGTGGAAGATTGAAATATAGTAAATTATTGAACATTATTGATAAAGTTAGTGATTCTGTCACTTCAAATATTACAAATCTCAAGATGAGAAGGAACTTGGTTCCATTATATAACCAATTTGCCAACTATGAGTTATGTTATGGTAATAGATTCCATATGGATATGGAAGGATTTAATATAAAATCTTCTTCATTCAAGATTGATGGAGTTGATGGTGATCTTTACTTAACTGATTTCCCAGATAGTGCTACTGGAACAACAGGAGTAATAAAATTCTTCAAAATAGTTAATGATGTTCCTTTTTATGTCAATAATGCTGCTGGTACAGTAGATTACAAAAAAGGAGAAATAATACTATACCCTATATCGATTTCAACATCTGGACTTACAGATAGGATCGAAATTCAAGTGATTCCTGAGTCAAATGATATTGTCGCAAAACAGAACCTTTATATTGTGCTAGATACTACAGCGAATAGTACATTATCTCTTTTGGAAGATGTTATCTCTTCTGGTTCTAACAGATCTGGAGTTACTTATGTACCACCATCAAGTTTCTTAAGTACATCAAAATATACAAGATAAGAAATGCAAGATAAAAAAGTAAAAATCTCAAATATTCTGGGCAGTTTGATTCCAGAATTCGTTCATGTAGATAATCCACTGTTTAAGGATTTCTTGAAACAGTACTATGCTGTTGAAGAACGTGAATATGGGTCTACTAACCTAGCAGATAATCTTGCAGAATATAAAAATATATCAACTCTAGCAGATATTGAGACTGTAAGAGCACAAACAGTAAATTTAGAGACTACAGGTACTCCAGAAGCACCTGTAGTTGTTACTGCTCCTGTATTTGCTTATGATCAAAAGATTTACACCATTCATAATGATGGATTTCCATTAACTTATGGTTTATTGAAGATTGATGATGAAATAATTACATATACTGGAAAAAATAGTAATAAAGTTGTAACACAAATTTATGCAAGACATCCAGTTGGACAAACAAAGAGAGATCCAGTTTTAGTTGGTAGTGGAACTGACAATAATCCTCAATATCCTAATGCATTTATTGTTGATGAGACTTTAAATAGAACAACTATTTTCCTTGACACAACTGTAGTTGCTGGACTTGGACCAACTGAAATTGCTGCTAATAATTTTACAAAAATTGAACCAGGAATGTCGTTTACAGCGACCTATCAGGATGATAAGGGTACAGAA